ACCTTCTTGACCCCACGGGCCTTGAGGGTCTTCTCCACGTACTTGAAGAGCTTTACGCCTGTCCACCCCTGCCGATGCTCCGGGGAGATGTAATAGACGTCAGTAAAGCCGTGGAGGTCGTTCTTGTAATGGAGGTGCGGACGGACGATGCTGATGTGGTAGCCAACGATCTTTCCGGCCTCGCGGGCCGTGACGATGTGTAGCGCCCCAGAATCACAAAATGCTTCGTACTGCCGATAGTCGGGGGCCAGCTTAATGGTGTCGTGGTCGATTGCGACCTCTTGCCAATGAGCGGGCCACAGGGCCTCCATTTCAGACACGATGTCCCGCCACTTCTCTACTGAATAGGTAATCACGGCTTGGATGTCCGAATGTCAACGACCATGTGGATGCGGTCGCAGGGGGAGTTGTTGATCACTTCATGCTCTTCGGCGTTCTGGAACCACCAGGTCTCGCCTGGGGCCATGTAGACGTCCTCGTCGCCCGTGCGGAAGTACACCCCAGGGGCGCTTTGGAGCACCACATGGAAGCGATCCCAGTATTGGGCATGTTCCGGAGTATCCGCGTGCGGGAAGATGCGACCACCAGGGGCGATCTTGTTGACGATCACGCGCCCTAGGCGTTCGCCGCCCACGCGGGCCATGAGGCCCATGACGATGGGACGGGCTTCCGGGAGGGCCTTGTATGCCTCCTGGTCAACGCACTCGTGCTGGTCGAAGTTCTCGAGGTGCTTCTTGAGGGCTTCTTCGGTTTCATGCACGGAGCGCGGCGGGAAGCGCAGGATGATCGACTCGATCTGCCCGAACGGCCCCTGGGGGTAGTCGCGCAGGTACGTGTCGGCCTTCCAGATCTCCGGACGGCGTTGGATTGCGAGGTTGAGCGGCACTGTGTCCAGGCCTACTCCGATTCGCATGAAGTTTTTCATTGCTCTCTCGATTTAAAAGGGTTACGTGACCCGCGCAGCAAGTTGCGTCAGTGCCGCGTTGATAGCGGCGACCGAACGCTCGAGCTTCTTTAGCTCTTCCTGAAGCCACTGGGCCTCGGATCCCTTTAATGGGGGCTGTGCTGCGCGGACGTAGTTCTGAAGGGGTACGGTGAAAGTGACTGCCATGGGTTACCTCCGGGACAGCGACTTGACTTCGACATCCATGCCAGAGATCTGGAAGTTAGAGATCGAGGGGGTGCTGACCTTGTAGGACAGGTAGCGCCCGGAGACCATCATGTCGAGCTTGTAGTCGCTGCTCGGGTTGAAGGTTGCTTTGGACCGATAGTTCGGCGTCTGCTCCGGGAGATCCGAGGAGCCGAATTCGAACGTGAACGTACCTGTACTGTCGTCGAAGAACGACTCCGGGACCGCACACTGCACCGTCTTGTACGAACGCAGCGGGAGGCCCTGGGTATCCAGGGAGATCCCCACGCGTTCCACGTAGGCGGGCTTGAGCGTCTCGGTGTTAGCTGGAAGGTTCACCAGGCCTACGGTCGGGAGGTCGACGGCATACACGCAGGAATCTGACAGGCCCTTGGACTGGTCGTATACCCCGAGCATGATCGACAGCTTCGGCGTGCCGCCACCCGAGAAGCTCGAATAGGCCGTGTTGAACAGGGTGTAGCTGTTCGTGACGTCCGGGAACGAGTTCTTAACGAGCGAAGCATTGGCCTCTGCCCCACCGACGATGTTCGGCAGGTCCATGAAGGACCAGGTGTCGTTCTTGTAGTTGTACGACGCGGCCTGGTTGCAGAACTGAGTGCCCGCGAAGGACGCCTCGTCCTGCAAGGTCGCGTAGCAGAAGTGCAGTAGCTTCGACACGGAGTCGTGAGCCACGAAGCAGAACTGCTGCTTGTTGCGGTCCAGTGTGCTGAAGATGCGGCGACGGACGCGGCCATCTGCAATCGACTGGCGGCTGATGCCGTCATGGACGTAGATGTCGTTGTCGCCAAATACAAAGTGCTTGCTTTCGACCTCGACCACACAGTTCGTGTTGATGATGCCGCCCTCGAAGGGGAGCCTGCGGAAGTTGAAGACGTTCAGGTCGCCCGAGTACTCCATGAGCCACAACTGGTTCTGGGAGTAGATGATGAAGGCCTCGCCAAGGGAGAGACCATCGCGGATCGGGTTCTTCATGTCACCGATGACATTCTCACCGGCCACGTAGTTCGTGTTCGCGGGGTCCCATTGGAGACCGGAGACCGGCGTGGAGTACTGAAGCGGGTTCGACCACTTCACCATCGTGGGGTAGTCGGTGCCGTTCTTGTTGATCCCGAGGCAGATGCAGTAGCCCTTGAAGCCCCGCACGATGCTCGCCTGGTCCGTGGCCACCCAGTCGCCGCCCATGAGGGAGTACTGGGAGTCGCTCTTGATGTTCCGAGCGTACGGGCGCATGCCCTTGCGGGCCAGGAAGGACAGACCGGCGACCTGGGCGTGAGACCAGGCGTTGTCGTTGGATACAGTCCCCGTGGTCGGGGTCTGGAAGGACATCACATTGCCAGGGTAGGCACGGATGGTTCCGTCGTTGTCTGCCACAAATACGGTCTCACCGGCAGTGGGATCGGTGTAGCTACCGACAAAGCGAGAAGCGTTAGAGCTACCGCCTTCCGCAGAGTTGTAGAGGGCCGAGTTGGCATCGTAGGAGCCTGTGCCCGCATCGTACGAGAGCGTCGAGCGGATCGGGTTGAAGAGTTGCTTGAAGACCGGGGCACGCTGGATGCGGCCCTCGGAGAAGATCACGTTGTTTGCCGCCGAGAAGGCATTGGGCGGAAGATCATACGGAGAAGCGTCGGTGATAACCCCCACGCCCCCCAGTTGGCGAAGCGGGAGGTTGGCCATAATTTAATCAGCAGGTTACGGTCATCTGACCGGGGAACGCGGGTGTCCAGTAGTCCTGAAGGCGTGGCATCTGCATCTGCTGTTGCTGCAGGTTGTTAGCACCACCGGCTACCTGAACGGGCGGCGTTATCTTGGAGAACACTGTGGACAGGTGTTCGCAGATCGACTTCCACTGCCCCTCAGACGGAGGTATCGACCCTGTCAACTCTACGAAACCATTTAGCCAGTATGTGAAATTTTCGGGAGTCATTGGTTACAGTTTCATGATGTAGGCGAGAGCCAGGTACGGAGGGAGGCAGGAGTGCGTGTGGTCGCCCACCTGGTTGATCGTGTGGACGTGACCTTGGGCCACCACGGACGAGACCACGGACTGACCAGCACCCGCAGCGACTGCGAGAGAGGAGACCTGCAGGTTTGCCGTGGACTGGTTCTCAGTGTGCGTGTGAGCACCGCTGAAGCCCGTAGAAACGTCGCCACCGATTGCGGAGACCGCGTACTGGTCCCCTGCCCCGATGACGAACTTGTTCCGGAGATCCGGGGTCCCTTGGGTCCCATCGCACAGCGCGTATCCCGTGGGGATCGCTGTTAGCGCGCCAGACCACAGGATCACGGCCCCTTGGGGCACCGGGTTGTTCAGTTGCTTTGGGGTTGCGGTGACCGCGCTGTCCAGGTTCGGGAACGTGGAGAGGAGTACTGACTTGATCATCCGGAGATGGTCGTCAGCCTGGGACACGGAGTCGGTCGACAGCGGGTTCGCCGCGACGAGTTGGTTGAGGTACTGAGCGGATTCGATGGCCATGGCTTAGATCTTCATGATGAACGCCAGGGCGTAGTAAGGGGGACGGTTCTCGATGGCCGCGCCACTGCCCGTGTTGCCCACTGACACGTTGTGGGCGTGAGGGCCTACAGGGTCCGTGGTAAAGGTGTGGAAGTGGTTCCCTGCGGGATCCGTAGGGGACATGTAGCGGCTCGAGCCGTACCCGGTACTGACCGGTACGTTCGCACCCCCGTTGTCCGAACCAGCTTGCACGGAGCCGAGGTTCGGCATCGTGTGGACGTGATCCTCGTTGGTGGTTGTCTGTCCAGTGTGTTGGTGACTACCTTGGGAATCCGTGGAGGCGGGGTGGTTGTGCGGGGGAAGCTGGGCTACCGAGAGGATGATGGTTGCTGCACCGCCTGTGGCCCCTGCCCCGTAGGAACCCCCGGTGCCGACGATGAATCGGTCACGGAGATCAGGCGTGGTGATGTTACCCGACCCATCTGCCTTGGCCACCGTTTGGCCATTACAGAGTGCCCAGCCTGCCGGGATCGAGCCACCCGACCACATTGCGATGAGACCCACCGGGGTCCCGTTGGACAGGTTTTCGTGCGTAGCGGAGACCGCTCCCTTGACCTTGGGGAAGGTAGCCAGGAGCGTCGACTTGATGAGACGGAGGTGATCGTCTGCGTATGCGATGGGATCGGAGCCTACCGGGTTGGTGGCTACCAGGTCCGAGATGTATGTACCAGTTTCGAGTGCCATGGGGGTCTTGGGGATGTGTGCCCCTAGGGCACCTTAATAATTCTGAGATGAAGTCTCCGTTTCCGGAGGAGGGAGGAGATGGGGTGCGAACGCTTCAATCATTCGCTGGAGCGTGTAGCACATGGGTTCCCCGTTGGAATGCGCCGGGTTCATCCCTGCGTAGTCGAGGATGTCCAGGGCCGCGTGGCAGCACTCATGGGTGAGCACGGACACGTCAGCCCCTGGGCGTACCCAGATGACGAGCACTCGGGTCGCGGTGCCCCAACAGAGGCCCATGGAATCCGTGGTGATCTCGGGGCCGGTATTCAGGCTGAACTTCTTGCCCAGGGCAGCTAGGGCCTTGGGGTCCTGAGTGAACCAAACCTCGCGGCCCCATGGGTGTGCCAGGTACTTGTGGACGTTCTTCATGGGTTGCGTGGGGGGAATGTTGTACAACTTTGGGCACCCTCCGGGGGTCCGGGGGTACCTGTAGTAAAAAGGGGGCAGGTCAGTTTAGGGACCGGTGGGGGACCCTAGGGGGGGTCTGTGTTTTGGGCGGAAGCCACCACTCAGCAATCCTCAACAACAACAACAACGGCTGAGGCTTTACCGGAGTTTTGGAAAGCCTTCCATAGAGACCATGGGGGGTACTGTCTGGCGGGGGATTCGAGCCGCGCCGTGTGCCTTGCCTTTGCAACCCATTGATTCGTAACGGATTCGATCAGATGGGCTATCTGA